TAACTCATGCGCTTGCCCCTACTGACCCTACACTTGTAGTAGCATATCAAAACCATTTATTTTTAGCGGGTGATCCTGCAGAACCTTACAATCTATACCATAGTATACCTGAGGATGAAACTAACTTTGGGGTAGACTTAGGTGCATTTGTAGTAAACGTAGGTTTTAAGATAACGCAACTTAAAGTATTTCGTAATGTACTCTATATCTTTGGTGAGAATAGTATCAAAAGCCTAGAAGGTACTAATAGAGATGATTGGGTTGTACGCACAGTTACTAGTAATTTAGGTTGCATAGCACCTGACAGTGTTGCAGAGTTTAACGGGGAGCTTATCTTTTTAGCACCTGATGGTTTACGTCCTATATCGGGTACTGATCGTATTGGTGATATTGAACTTGCTACATTATCTAAACCTATTCAGTCGATCTTTGAAGACTATATTGACCAAGAAGATCTAGCATCCATTCGTACTATTATCGTTAAGAAGAAATCACAGTTTAGGTTATTCTTTGCAGATCAAAACTCTCTTGGTTTAATCGGTGGTATTCGCCGTAGTGGTGTTAGTACACAGGCAGGTTTTGAGTTTGGTCAGCTTGTAGGTATTGAAGTAAACTCTGGTGATAGTGGTTACATTGGTGATGAAGAGTTTGTAATTCACGGTGACTCAAATGGTTTTGTTTATCGTCAAGAAGATGGTAATAACTTTAATGGTAGTGATATTTTCAGCTTGTACCAAACTCCATATGTATATATGAATGATCCAGAGGTACGTAAAAACATTCACAGTATTAATACTTATTTGCGGGCAGAAGGTGTTATAAATGTTGTTATGGGTTTAGAGTATGACTATGGAGACACAAGTGTTTTAAATCCTACAGACTTTGATTTTACTACTACAGGGGCCGCTGCTTATTATGATCGTGCAGTGTATGATGCAGCAGAAATATATGATGGTAATCCATCACCAATACGTTCAACAAATGTTTCAGGATCAGGTAAGTCCGTTTCAATTAGATATGTTACCAACACAGATCAACCTAGCCATACTATTCAGGCATATAGTATAACTTACGGTGTAGGAGACAGGAGATAAAATATGGCAGGATCAGGATACTCACGACAGTCGGTAGCTACTATTGTACCTACAGCCGTTGTACGTGCTGCCCCAATAAATGCAGAGTTTGATAAGCTAAGGGATGCTTTCACTCAAAGTAATACAGGTACAACAGGACACCGACATGATGGTAGTTCTGATGAAGGCTCTTACGTTCCTTTTATTGCTGACTTAGATAAAAAGAATTACTTTACAGTAGATCAGACTAACAATCTTTTTGGTTTATTTGTTGAGGTAGGTGGCTCTGCTGTAGAGCAGTTACGTTTTCAAGACGGTGTTATAGTTCCTGTCACAGATAATGACGTTGACCTTGGTACATCTAGCTTAGAGTTTAAAGACTTATACCTAGATGGTACTGCTACAGTTGACACTCTTCAAGTTGATGAGAACGGTACAGTCACAGGAAACTTTACGGTTAATGGTAATACGGTACTTGGTAATGCTACAAGTGATACTGTAACATATACAGCTAGAGCAGCTTCTGATTTTATACCCACTACAGATGGTACATATGATCTTGGCTCTGCTACTCACGAATGGCAAGACTTGCATATTGATGGTACAGCTACCATTGATACATTACAAGTAGATGAAAATGGTGCAGTCACAGGTAACTTATCTGTAGGCGGCAACATGAGCACTACAGGTACAAATGCAATAGGTGGTACTTTAGCTGTAACAGGTGCAACTACACTGAATAGTACACTAGGTGTTACAAGTGCAGCTACTCTTAGTTCTACTTTAGCGGTTACTGGTACATCTGTTTTTACAGGCACTGTCACTGCTAATGGTGGTGTAGTAGGAAACCTTACAGGTAACGTAACTTCTTCTGGCACATCTACATTTGCTGACATTGATATGTCTGGCACTATTGATATGGGCAGCAATAAGATTACGGCTGTAACTGATCCAACATCTGCACAAGATGCTGCAACAAAAGCCTATGTAGATTCTGAAGTTGCAGGTCTTATAGACTCAGCCCCAGGAGCACTAGATACCCTTAATGAACTAGCCGCAGCCATTGGTGATGATGCTAACTTTAGCACTACCATAACAAACAGTATTGCAACTAAGTTACCACTAGCAGGTGGCACTATGACAGGTGCTATAGCTATGGGTAATAGTAAGATAACTGGTCTTGCTACACCTACTGCCTCTACAGATGCAGCGACAAAAGGCTACATTGATAGTACCTTTAGTGCGACTGCTGCTGCTTCAGCAAGTGCTACGGCTGCTGCTGCCTCTGCTGCTTCTGCTGCTAGTTTATATGATCAGTTTGATGATCGTTATTTAGGTTCTAAGTCTAGTGACCCTACAGTAGACAATGATGGTGATGCACTTGTAACAGGTGCTTTATACTATAATACTACCGCAGAACAACTAAAAGTATATACAGGTAGTGTCTGGAAGAATGCGGGTTCTACAGTAAATGGAACTTCTTCACGTACTGTAGCAACCGCTACATCTAATCAAACTTCATTTAGTGTTACTTACGATGTAGGTTTTGTTGATGTATATTTAAATGGTGTTAAACTTTTAGCAGGTACAGACTTTACAGCTACTAACGGAACTGCTATAATATTATCGTCAGGTGCTACTGCAGGAGACATTGTAGATATTGTTGCGTATGGTGCTTTTGAACTAGCTAATCATTATACACAAACACAGAGTGATGCACGTTATGCGTCAATAGATGACCCAATCGCTATGGCTATTGCATTAGGATAAGGAAAAAACATGGCTAATACATTTAAAAATGCAGTTAGTTCAGCAATAGGCACTAGCCAAACAAGTGTCTATACTGTACCTTCTGCTACTACTTCTACAGTTATTGGATTGACTGTATCAAATATAACATCCTCAGACATAACAGTTGATGTTGTTGTTACCGACACAAGTGCAAGCACAAGTGTTCATATAGTTAAAGGAGCTACAGTGCCTGTTGGCGGTGCAGTTGTTCCAATAGGCGGTGATCAAAAGGTTGTGCTAGAAGCAACAGACATACTTAAAGTTACAAGTAGTGCTTCGTCAAGTGCAGATGCCCTTGTATCCGTACTACAGCAGACATAAGGAGAGACACAGATGCCCTACATTGGTAATCAACCTGCACCAACTAATGTTGGTAGTTCTAATATAACAGATGGTTCTATAGTTAATGCTGACGTTAATGCTAGTGCAGCCATAGCATTAAGTAAAATTAGTGGTGCTGCACCGTTAGCTAGTCCTACATTTACAGGTACAGCAACTGCACCAACAGTGAATGCAAGCACTGCACTACAGGTTGGTGGCGCTGCCATTACATCTACACCAGCAGAGTTAAACCTTCTTGATGGATCTAGTGCAGGAAGTATTGTAAATAGTAAGGGTGTGGTGTACGGTTCCTCTGGTGAGGTTAATGCTACTACACTTCAAGTAGGTGGCGCTGCCATTACATCTACACCAGCAGAATTGAATGTTCTGGATGGTATTCCTGGCACTCTGACAGCTACTGAGCTTGGCTACGTTGATGGTGTTACATCTGCTTTGCAAACACAGCTAGATGCTAAACAAGCTCTAGATGCTGAACTAACAGAGCTTGCAACTATGGGAAGTACAACTGCAGCAGCCTTAGCAGATTTAACTGAAGCTGAAGTACAGATACTTGATGGTGCTACTGTCAGCACAGCAGAGTTAAATAAGCTAGATGGTTATACGGGAGCAGTTGCTGATCTTAACAGGGTAGACGTAACTACAGAAGGTCTATCAGAAGCAAGTAAAGTTGTAACTGCAGACAGCAACGGAGTTGTTTCATTTGACAATGGTACTGTTGAGGAAAGTACTGCCATTACATCTAGTTCAAATGCAGCTACGATTAACCTACGTGATGGTAATGTATTTACACACACACTGTCCGAAAACGTAACATACACATTCAGTAACCCTGCAGCATCAGGCAGAGCATCTGCTTTTATTCTAAAGATAACACAGGATAGTTCAGCAAGAACTATTACATGGCCTTCAAGCGTTGACTGGGCTGCTGCTACCGCACCAACAATAACTGCTACTAATGCAGGTGTAGACGTATTTGGTTTTATGACAGTTGACGGTGGTACAACCTATTACGGATTTACGCTTGGACAAGCACTGGGGTAATAAACTATGACTGCTAGTAAAATTGTATTAAATGCTGCTTCTGGTTTAGGTGGTGATCCTTTAAATGTAGAAAACGTGTTCAGTAACTATTTATATACGGGCACGGGTTCTTCATTGGCTATCACTAACGACATTGACTTAGAAGGAAGTGGTGGCCTAGTTATTCAAAGAGGTCGTATCCCTGCTAACACTTTCTTCTTTGATACTGAGAACGGTGCAACTAAGTATGTGATGTCGGCT